ATGAACTTCTCAAGGGCAAGAAAAAGAACGAATCAGGTGAAGAGTTCCAGGATGGCTCAGAAGACACCATTGGCGGAGAAGGTCATGCTGCAGTAGCTCGTCCCGATTCTATCAAGCATGAAGGCAAACCTTCAGGCATTGGCCCTAACGAGCCCGGTACAGGAACAAAGAAGGCTTCAATAGAGGATGGCGACCTTTCAAAGTCTGAAGACGAGGGTGACGATGTTGAAAAATCTGACAGAAAATCTGAACAAGGTCAATCGGCTAGATCTGCAGCACCTGGAACAGATGCTGCTGAATATTATACGCGTAGATCAAAGGCTTCTAAAATGGGCGGAAGTCGCCCAGGAAAAGAAATGCCAACTGGAGATGCTGCACTTCGTGAATATCGAGCTAAAAATAAATCAGAACAACTCGATTTCCAAAAATCTGACAACTTGGCTGATAATCTTCCTGATGAATTCGAAGACGAGATGGAGGATGATGATACCATCCCGCCTGAGAAGAATGCTAAGAAGTCCATGACAGCCGACGAGGCTATTCTCAGTCATTTACTCAAGACTATGGGCGCTGACAGGATGGAAGAAATTGTCAAGGCTGTTATTGGCGGTAGAAATCTAGACCCAGGTCAGGTCTCTAAAAAGTATGCTGAGGATCCACGGGAAGCTGGTAATGTTGCTGGTGGAGGGCCGCTTAAAGGTGAAGATAATCCCTTGACGAACAAAAAAATCAACCCAACGGCGCTTGCTGCTCTAAAGCAGGGTGTCGGCACAGGTGGTGCTGCTAAGTCGGAAGAATCTGATCTCGAAAAAAGCGAGGATAATATGAGCGAAGAATATTCACTAGACTTCTCAAAGTCTATTATGGAAAGAATGGGTCTCGAGAAGGGCGCCACTTCGGTTTCCAAGGAAGCCGGCGGAGGCAAGGCAACTCAGATCAACTACGGCTCAAAGCCTACTACTCGGTTCAAGCACCCTAAGGCAAAGAGCGACAAGAAGTACATCCATAATCCCGAAAAGGGAACGGTCAAGGTAGAAAAAGAGGGCGAAAAGACTAAGGAAATCGGTGTAAGTGAACAGGGCAAGTTGAAGAATGCTTCCGTCTCTTCAGCCGACCTCTATAAGTCTCTGGACGCGATCCTCGAAAAAAAAACAGTAGCCTAAGCAAAGGTCGTAAAAGAGAATCTGACCGCTCTGCTCCTAAAAGAGTTCAGGAATCAGAGGGTGAAGGTGTAGAACTCCCAGGCGGTAGCATGGCTACAATGGGCAACCCTGGGGGTTCTAAAGAGAAGGCGTCGTTTGAACGTGCCGAGCCAGGTACTATACGAAATTTAAAAAAATTGTCCGAAAGCAAAGATCCTAATGATAGAAAAGCTGCTGAAGCTGGAATGAAGAGACACTAAACATGGATAAATCTATTATTGATAGCTTACTAGAAAAATCTGGCGGGTCATCTGTCACTTGCACTATAGATGAGCTTATTGAAAAAGCTGTTTATGGAGCAGGTGCCGCTCATGGCAAGATCGAGAGAGGTTCTGGTAAGGATTCGTCTAAGCCTGGAAAAGTAAAATCTCCCGCTCTATCGGAAGAGCGAAAGAAGGAACTTCTTTCTAATGTCAGTAAGAAAGCTGGATCGCGAGCTAGTATCGAAGGCTTGCACAAACGAGCTTCAGAGGAAGACAAGATTGCTGCCGAATCTCAAAAGCATTATGAAAGTCGGACAAAGTCGCTCGACGAGAGAACAACCGATTTGGTGAAATCCCTCAATGTGGATTACGGTCCTCGCAAATCAGGAGTAAAGCGTAGACAAGATCCCGATGCTGGCATCGACAGAAAGAAAGAAGAACGAATGGATCAAGAATATGCTGTTCAAGGCGGTACTATGAGTCGCGCTGGTTTCAAACCTTACGGCAAAGATAATCCGCATCCTGGGACTGAAAAATCTCTCGACGAACGCACATGTGACCTTCATAAAGGCTTCGCACCTGAAAAGGTGGGCGGAGCCGTTGGACGCGAATATGTCAAGAATGCTGACAGCGACAAGGCAAAACGTGTCGCGGTAAAGTTCCACAGCAAGAACGCTAACAATCCAGAGGCGCAGAGTAAATTTGGCGAAGCCATGACAGACGAAGTTTGGGCTCATAATCTTAAGTTGGCTAAGAAATCTCAGCAAGATGTTATGAACACTTGGCAGACTGATTCAGCATATATTACTAAGGGTGGTCGAGTGGTTGTTCAGGGCGGCGAACCTGCAACATTAGTAAAAGATGGCCAGCGTCCTCCAGGTCGAACTCCAACTTATCAGCAAACCGACGAGAAGCAAAGAGATGTTGAATCTGGAAAGATTGAACGCGAACGTAAAGCAAAGAAGAAGGTCGCAGATCTCGGAGCTGAATAGGCGAGGGCTACGACACTGTTAACGTCAGATTAATCAGACGGGATAAGATGAATGAGCTATTGTATTTATAAGACAACGAATCTGATCAATGGAAAGTTTTATATTGGTAAAGACGAAAATAATAAACTATGGTATCTTGGGTCTGGTGTTCTCATAAAAAAGGCTATAAAGAAATATGGTCGAGAAAACTTTATAAAAACAATCATTGATACGTCTAATGATAAAGACGAGCTTTGCAAAAAAGAACGATTCTGGATAAGGTTTTATAATTCTCAAGATTCTTCTATCGGCTATAATGTTGCTGATGGTGGAGAGGGCGGCTTCACGGGTTTTCGTTCTGAAGAATCTAAAAGAAAAATTGGCGAATCGTCCAAGGGACGCATTAGTTACTGGAAAGGAAAAAGACTTTCCGATGAAACAAGAGAAAAAATGAGTATAGCGGCAAAAGCTAGATTGAAGAATAAAGAAAATCATTCAATGTTCGGTAAGAAAAATCTTGGTGCAGCTAAATGGTGGCGAGAATACTGGGTTAAAAAGAGAGAGGCTTCTTGTCATGTTTCCTTTTAACGAGTACAAGATTCTAAGGATCATACAGTCGGCCTTTAATGCGTTAAAGCAAACAGGCAGCTCTTTTGATCAAACTTTTGCTTATTTATTCGATACCGTCGACTTGAGTAAAGAAGAAAGAGCGGCATTCAAAGACATAATTATAAACGATCGTATTCAATATCACACAACATATGCAACGATTTCAGCAGTGGTTCCAAACATCGTTGTAATTATGGATCAAGAAACGCAAATAGAATCAGATAAACCTATTGGCGACGTATTAGGCAGTGCTATCATGGACGATGGCACAGATACGGAAGAATATGGCACCATCAACATGGGCGTCTATTCTATTAACATTCTGGCAAAACAGATCTTGCTAGTGAGGCTTCTCGGTACGTTCATTAGATTCATTTTGGAAAGCTATTCGGCTGTCAACGACGACATGCCGGACTTGGATGTAAATACGGATAGATTTTCACCAGATGCCGAGTTTTTTCCTCAAGATGTGTTTCATGTTCATTTGATTGTTAGATTCCGATATGTCGAATCATGGAACGATGTATACGGTCCAATTAACCAGATTTTCATGCAATCATGCGGTACCGATTTCTGGCAAAATATCATGGGCACTGCATAAGAAACGCTATAGATTCGTTAATTTATACATTATGAACAGTGGAATATATCAAATAATGAATAAAACGAATGGCAAACGCTACATCGGGTCTGCTGTCGACATTAAGGCGAGATGGAATTTTCATAGAAAACTCTTAAATAAAAGTATTCATCACAGCATTCTTTTGCAACGTGCATGGAGCAAGCATGGCTCTAGTAATTTTGAATTTAAGGTTATTGAAAACTGCGAGTGCGAACTCTTAATTCTTCATGAGCAGAGCTATTTTAATGCTTTAAAACCCGAATATAATATTTGTCCTACTGCTGGTAGTCGCCTTGGAAGCATAGCGTCTGAAGAGACAAAGCGGAAAATGAAAGAATCGCATACGGGCGAGAAGCACTGGAACTATGGAAAACATCATTCGGAAGAGACAAAATTAAAATTAAGTAATGCATTAAAGGGAAGCATCCCGGGAAATAAAGGAAAAAAGCATTCTGAAGAGTCTAAGGTGAAAATGCGATTGGCTCTAAAAGGTCGAACGCCTTGGAATAAAGGAATAAAAACAGGTCCCTTGTCAGAAGAAACTCGATTGAAACAAAGGGCGTCTATGCTAGCTTATTTACGTCGAATGAAGGAGACGAATTAATATGGGAGTATACTTTAACGGAAGATATTACGTAAAACCACAAGTTGCTACGTATGTCGACGATACAGCATTAACACCGGTCGGACTTGTTGGGTCAAACGTAATAGGAATGATGGGTCCGGCAAAAGACGGTATCCCAAATCAGGCCTATCTTTTAACATCGCTATCTGATGCGACTGATATATTTGGTGAAGGACCACTAGTTGACGGTGTTGCCATGGCGTTTGCAGGAGGCGCTCAGTACATCTGGGCAACTCGTGTTGGCGGCGCATATGATGCTACTACTCACTTGTTTAGTTCGATTCCTAGTCAGGCACTCTATGAAACGAATGATACCGGCACTCCTCCTTTCAAGATGCTCTCTAATGCTTATGGAACACAGGCGAATGGAATCGTAGTCTCGACTCATGCAACTGGTTCTTCTGCTTCTGTGAGAGGCGTCAGTGTCTCCGTAGCTGCTCAAGGAAATACAATTCTTGGTACTGGAGTCTTCTATGATACTCTCAAAATCAAGAATAACAACACGGGCGGTGCCGGAACAACCACGACATTTACAATTTCTTCAGGCACGCTAATAATAACTAATACTGCTGCAACTTCTGCTACTATTAATCTTGTTGGAATTGCTACTACAACCGACCTCGTTGAAAGAATTAAGGCTGCAATGGATCTAGCAACAGGCGGAACGATTGACTCTACTAAATTTGATTTTACAGTTCTCAAGGAAGTTCCAGGAGTTCAATTAGATGATCAAGTTCGTCCAATTGCTGATGCGGCAACAGACACTCTTCGTGCTGATATAAAGGCCGTATTCGATTGGCTCAATTCGGGTGCTCAGCCATACGTTTATGCCGAAGATGCCGACGGTATTTTTACATCGACAGCTGCAAAAGATCTTACTAAATTACAGACAGCGAATACTCCCGGTACAGTAAAGCTATTTAACTTCTCTGTCGGTACGCTCGGAACAATTGGTTCGATTAATACTAGTTCATACACGGGTGTTCTAGCTGAAATCTATGAAGATCTAGATCTCGACCTTATTGTTCCCATTGTTGAAGACTATCTTGGAAACACAATTGTCTCTTCGGCTGATTCTATCTTCTCAGCCGTTCTTGCTCACTGCAAAGCTATGAGCACTACGGGCTCCGAAGAAAGAATTGGTTTGATTGGTTATCAATTTGATAACGTTGGATCAACGACGTCTGTTTCTGACGGTGATGGAGACACGCTCACAGCGCTCTTGATTGGCAAGGCAACTGCAATCAACTCTCCTTATATGGTTGTTTGTGGTCCAAGATTCAAGACGTTTAATACTAAGGGCGATCTAAAGTTCTTCAACGGTACATACACTGCTGCCTATATTGCTGGTTTGAATGCTTCTTTCCCTGTTGGCGAACCCATTACTAACAAGGACATTTCAGGAATACAGGCCCTTTCAACATACTTCAAGAATCGCCAGATCCTTCAGCTTATTGACAATGGCGTTT